CAAAAATATCCCTCAATGTCTCGCCCTATGGCTAACTTTGGGGGAAATCCTTTTGATCTCTCGCATATGATGTCGGGCAATATGATGTTGGCCAATATGATGGGGGGCAATAATCCTTTACCGGATATGGGGCCTTCTGGGGCCGTTCTTCGGGGAGATCACGATACGTCAAGCTTATTGCAGGCGGAGTTCGACCCGCGTTCGTTCTCTCTTACACAAATGGGACCCAACACTGGCGGGATTACTCAGTTGTTCGCGGACGGCGGACCTGTGAATATGGAGAACGGCGGAGTTCTATCTTCAATACGGCCACAGGCTCGCACATTTGATGGAAATAACGAAAGAAATGAAGCTCGCGCTAATCTTATGGAAACCATTTACGATCTTGAATCCAATACAGACTATAACAAGTGGAATTTAAGAGCTAGGAACACGCCTGATATACCGTTAAGCTCTATGACAGTTAAAGAAATAATGAATTTTCAAAAAGACGATGATGGGCCCGCTGCGGGAGCAGGGCAAATTAAGTATGACACGTTTACATACTTACTTAAAAACGGGGTAATTTCTGCAAACGATGTTTTCTCTTCAGACGTTCAAGATAAAGCTGTAAACCGTTTAATTGACCGCCGAGGTTTTGTGTCGTGGTTTGAAGGAAACACTTCAACAGAAGAGTTTGGATCAGACATGGCTAAGGAATTTGCCTCTCTTCCATTATTAGAAGCGCGGGTGGTCAAAGGCGAAGAAAGGCAGAGGGGCCAATCTCGTTACGCAAACAACGAAGCATTAATGGGCGCAGATGATTGGCAAAATGTTTTAAATTCTTCTATAAAGATGCCACAAACGATGTTTGCAGAAGCCGATGTAAAGATGCCTCAAACGATGCTCGCAGAAGCCGATGTAACTATGCCTCAAACGATGCCCCCCGAAACTTTTGCAGGTCAACCTCCGGTATCCGCAGTACCTTCTGGAATTGGCTCCTTTGAGTCAAGCTTAGTTCCGCCCGCCGAAGTGTACGCAATGAGAGGCCCCCTACAAAAGGGTCCACCCGTTGCGGAAGAAGAGGTAAAAGAATATGAAAGCCTTTATGAAAAGTACGCCCCGCAAGCTTTTCAGGATGCTTTGCAGGGAATAGGCTATTATAACAGTCCTATGGGTCCTTCGGGGTCTTCGTCCGACACTATTTTAGCCAGCCGCTAACATCTTCTTTAAGAACCTGCCCAGCGAGATCGATCTTGCTGCGCAGGGCATTTAAAACCTTCTCATCTATTGTGTTAGGCGACACAAGATCCACATAAGTTACAGCCTTCTTTTGACCAATCCGGTGAGCGCGGTCCTCGGACTGTAGTCTTATCTCAAGGTCATAAGAGTTACTGTAATAGATCACCGTACTAGCCGCAGTCAGAGTAATTCCGTAACCCCCTGTTTTGGGCTGGCCTACAAAGAAGCGAAGCGGATCGTTTACGTCTTGGAAGCGGTTAACGATCTCTTGGCGTTCGTCCTGTGGCGTTGCTCCGTAATAAAGTGCGACCGAATCGGGCCCGAAACGGTCGCGCAGGGTCTGGCAAATTTGTTGGATATCGTGAGTGTACGACGCCCAAATAATAGCCTTCCCTGATATCTCGTCTGTAATGTTCATTAGTTCATTCAGACGGTTGTTCTTTAGCGGTTGTATCTGTCCAACATCCGGTTGGAAGAAACCGCAGCAAATCTGTTGTAGCCGCATAATCTGGGTCAGGACGCTTTCTGTCGTTGCAAGATCCCCGTTCTCAAGCTGTGCAAGAGCCAGCTTCTTCATCTGCCCATATACTTTGGCCTGTTCGTCGGTCAGTTCTACGTTACGCCTAGTATAAATTTTATCTGGAAGGTCTAAGCAGTCTTCTTTTAATACTCGGGTAGAAAAACTAAACAAACGCTCGTTTAACTCATCCAAACGGCGGTATCCCGTTATTTCTTGAAAACTACGCGCTCCCATAACACGTTTCTGAACTATAGCGTAACGGTTCTGAAAGGCAAAGAAACTGTTATATCCCAGCGCAGAGGGGTCTAAGAAGTTACACTGACTAAACAAATCCATTGGGCTCTTGGTCACAGGAGACCCTGTGAGGATACGGCGGTACTTACTATATTTAGTAAGCACCATCAGGTTCTTTGTACGCTGGGCCTTGCGGTTCTTGATAGTCGTGCTTTCGTCTACGATCATCATATTCTCAGGGTTCTGCACTAGAAAACGGCCCGCGGTCCTCGCACCTCTGGGGGAGGAGAATGCTTCTACGTTTATGACAAAGATTTTAAGACCGTCAAAGTCTTCCATAACTAACTCTTCTAGTTCCGCAGAAAACTTCTTGCTTAGAGAAGGTGTCCAACTTACGATCTTTCGGTTAATTCTTTCTGGAAGGTGCAGGGGTATTTCTCCAAGTGCCCAGTTGTCGTACACACCTTTGGGGGCCACTATAAGGGCCGCTTTAATTTCTCCTTTTTCAAAGAGAACGCCAAGGTTGTCGATAGCGACTTTACTCTTACCAGTTCCCATCTCCATGAAGTAAGCATGAAAGCTCGCGTCCCACGAATCTTCTAGTGCTTTAAGCTGATGGTCGAATGGTTCTGTTTTATACTGGTACAAAGTTTTCTCCTTTTGACGCTTGACTATGAGAACTTATAAGAATATAAGCGTGTTTGTCAAGGCCGTAAAAGGGTCTTTAACAGCGAAAGAGGAAAATATGACTGATATACTATCAATGATGGAGTCCGACTTTGAAAATAACTTCGCACTTTCCGTCGAAAAGGGTAATCTTGGTGGAATAGCCATTTTAGCCCGAAAAATACGAACAAAGCAACAAGAAGTAGAAGAGCTTGATAAAGAACTAAAAGCTCGGAAAAAAGACTTGTTGAAGCTTACAGATGAAGAACTGCCTTCTGCTATGCAAGAGCTTGGTATTTCATCCTTCGCACTAGATGACGGATCAACTGTAGATGTAAAGCCTACATACGGAGCCAGTATTCTAGTTGCCAACAGACTTTTAGCTTATGGTTGGCTACGCGATAATGGCTATGACGACATTATTAAGAATGTTGTTTCTTGTGAGTTTGGCCGTGGAGAAGACGACAAGGCCAGCGCCTTCAAAGCGTTTGCTTCTAAAGAAGGGTTTCCAGCGGATCAAAACGAAAGCATCCACTCGGGCACTTTAAAAGCTTTTGTCCGTGAACGTGTGGAAGCTGGGGATGAGTTTCCAATGGAACTTTTTGGGGCCTACATAGGTCAACGTGCTATTATCAAAGGAGCAAAATAATGGCGAATGCAGTATCAAAAACAAAGAAGGCCGAAGTCGTAGCGTTTGATGCGTCTATGTTTGAAGCCGACGCAGGTGCAGGTAACGAAAACGTGGGATCAGATGATCTTGCGCTGCCGTTTCTAAAGCTGTTGAGCGGATTAGATTCCCTGCTGGACACACACGAAACCGCCCGTAAAGGTGACATATACAACACCGTCACAGGCGCTGTAATAAGCGGTAAGGAGGGGGTTAGTGTAATCCCTTGCGCCTATCAGCGCGTGTACATTCAATGGGTTCCAAGGGGCTCTGGTACAGGCGCACCGATGAACGTGTATAAGCCAAACGATCCATCTATGCCTAAGACGGAGCGTAGCAAAGAAGATAACAAAAACTACGTTATTGGCGGTGACGGTGATTACATCGAAGAAACTCACCAGCACTACGTTATGATCGTCAGCGAAGACGGTTCAACAGAAACTGCTCTGATTGCAATGAAGTCCACCCAGCTAAAGAAGAGCCGCAAGTGGAACAGCATGATACAGTCCGTAACCATGCAGGGCAAGAACGGTCCGTTCACACCGCCCCGCTTCTCTCACGTTTACCGTATTAAAGCGGAATCAGAGGAGAACTCTAAAGGTAGCTGGCACGGCTGGGAAATGTCCCGAGAAAACCCCGTGCAAGATGCTTCCGTTTACGCCAGAGCTAAAGCTTTCTCCGAAAGTGTGCTTACTGGTGATGTGGTTGTGAAACACCAAAACGAAGATGACAAAGGCCAAGGCGCTGACGACATCCCGTTTTAAGTTTTACTAGGGGGCTGCTTCGGCAGTCCCTACCGCAAGGACATAACCATGACAGTTAAAAAGTTCTCATCTATCTTCGATGGATTAAAAGAAGCTTACGGCACATATCGGGTAGAAAAAACTCAGTCTAACGGCAAGAACACTGGTAAAGCAGGTATCATTCGTGAACCGCGCAACGCGGGTCTGTGGGAGGGCCACCTCTCCGGTAAGGGTAGCTCTCTCGGTATTATTCCGATTAATGCAGATAACATGTGCAAGTGGGGCTGTGTAGATATTGACCAGTACCCGCTGGACCACAAAATTCTTTTAGAGAAAATTAGGAAGCTTAAACTTCCGCTTGTCGTATGCCGATCAAAGTCTGGTGGGGCACATTGCTTTCTATTCTGTAAAGATTGGGTTGAAGCAAAAGACATGCAGAAGTCGCTTAAAAGTGTAGCCGCCGCGCTGGGCTACGGCGAGAGTGAGATATTTCCAAAGCAGATCAAGCTCCACCTAGATCGTGGGGACGTAGGAAACTTTTTAAACCTACCTTATTATAACGCAGAAGACGGGTTGCGCTACGGCATTTTAGATGACGGAACCTCCGCCACGCTGGAAGAATTCTTTGAGCTTTATGAAACCCACGCTCAAACGCCCGAGCAAATACAAAAGCTGCAAATAACCGAATCGTCAGAAACTACGCCTGTAAGGGACGGACCGCCGTGCCTGCAACACCTTGTTAAAGAAAAAATATCTGAAGGCGGGCGCAACAACGGCCTGTTTAACATTGGCGTGTACCTGCGAAAGGCTTTCCCCGATAGCTGGGAGACAGAAATCCTGACCTACAACATGCAGTATTTTGAACCGCCGCTTCCGCTTCCAGAGGTTATGGTAGTTGCAAAGCAGCTTGAGCGCAAAGATTACGCCTATCGCTGTAGTGATGCGCCGATCAACGCGCACTGCAACAAGGAACTCTGCCAAACCCGTAAGTTCGGCATTGGATCAGCCATACAGAACGCTACAGTGGCTAACTTGCGCAAGTATAACTCAACACCACCCGTTTGGTTTATGGACGTTAACGGGGAGCCTCTGGAGTTAGACACCGATGCCCTAATGAGCCAGCCCCTGTTTCAAAAAGGCTGCATGGAGCAATTAAACTTCATGCCGCGCAGCGTGGCAAAGCAACAGTGGGAAGGTCGGATCAGCGCACTGCTTACAGAAATGCGCGAAAACGAAAGCGCAATCATGGAAGTGGCAGTAGACGCCAGCGTTAGCGGACAGTTCTACGATTACCTAGAAGAATTTTGTCGTTTCCTACAGCAAGCGCAGGACAAAGAAGAGATCTTGCTCCGCCGCCCTTGGACCGATGAAGACGCAATGGTAACTTACTTCCGCCTTAAAGACTTTGAGAACTTTCTAAAGAAGAACAAATTCTTTGAGTACAAGTCACACCGCATTGCCCAGCGCCTTCGCGACATAAATGGAGACAGCACCGTTCTGAAGATCAAAGGTCGGGCTGTAAGGGTATGGCAAATACCAGCGTTCGAGTCAGGAGACATAGATATCACAACCCCAGACTTTGCTCCGAAAAAGGAGAGCCCGTTTTGACACAAAACGTTTTTAAAAAGATGAGAAACGCTGAGATTGTTCGGATGATAGACGAGCATCGCATGACAAAGACCGCCGTCGCTAAATGGTTCAACATAAGCAAACAGCGCGTATGGCAGATTTATTCACGGGAGAAGAAAATTGTTCAGGATATTCGGACCACCGGGAACGGGAAAGACAACCCGTCTTCTTAACATGGTGGATGACGCTCTACAAAAGGGCGTAGCTCCCATGAACATCGCTTTCTTAGCCTTTACGCGCAAAGCCGCCAACGAAGCAAAAGAACGCGCCGCTAAACGTTTTAACTTAGACCCAAAGAAAGACCTGTTTTACTTTCGGACACTGCACAGTCTGGCCCTGACATGCTCCGACATTCGGACAGAGCAAGTGATGCAAGACGAAAACTACCGCGAACTGTCCAGAGAAATGGGAGTGCAGCTAAACGTAGCTAAATACTCGGGCTATGATGAAGATTCTCCTGAAATGACCAAAGCAACAGACCCTATTCTGGGGCTGATAAACCTAGCAAGAATGCGCAAAGTTCCGCTGAGAAAACAGTATAACACAACGCCTATAGAAGAAGAGTGGAACACCGTAACATATGTAGACAAATGCCTTCGTAGCTACAAAGAAAATATGGACATGTACGACTTCACAGACATGCTGGAGAACTTTCCAAAAGTAGGGCACACAAGCTGCCCACAATTTGACCTGTGTTTTGTAGATGAAGCGCAAGACCTGTCACCAATCCAGTGGGACATCGCACACCTGTTAGACAAAAAGTCTAAACGGATGTACTGCGCGGGCGACGATGACCAAGCGATATACCGATGGGCCGGAGCCGATGTAGACCAGTTTATTAGTCTGGACGGCGGGTCAGAAACCCTGTCACAGTCATACAGAATTCCGTTTGTAATACATAAACTGGCGGAAAGGGTTGTAAGCCGCATTGGTAAGCGCTTCCTTAAAGACTACAGACCAAAGGTAGATGAGTACGGGTCAATTCGACGTATCTTTAGTGTCGAAGAGATAGACATGTCCGAAGGGTCGTGGCTTATCCTAGCCCAAGCCGGATACCAGCTACAGCCCGTAGCATCAGAACTAAAATCATCCGGATACCTGTTCAATAACCGCGGAAACCGATCCATATCGGAGAAAATATCCGACGCCGTTAACGGTTGGGAGCAATTGCGCAAAGGAAAAGAAGTCACAGGAGCCGTAGCGCGAAAGATATACAGCTATATGTCAACCAAAGACCGCGTTAAACGAGGCTTTAAAACTATCAACGGGGTCGAAGATATGGACTTCGTGAAATTAGAAACACTGGTCGCGGACCACGGACTTCTGGCAACACAAGACATGGTGTGGCACGTTGCAATGGATAGAATTCCAGAGAATGACAGGGCCTATATAATTGCAATGCTGCGTCGTGGAGAACGGTTTAATGGAGAACCGCGCATAACAGTGTCAACAATCCACGGGGCAAAGGGCGGAGAGGCCGACAACGTTGTGTTGTTCACGGACCTATCACCCGCGGCGGAAGAACAGATGAACATAAACCCCGACGACACGCACCGCGTTTTCTATGTGGGCGTCACACGCGCTAAACAAAGCCTGTTTATCGTAGAACCTCAAGACTTCACAAGGAGTTATGATCTATGAATTGTTGGAATTACCTATGCAAATGCGGACATAGATGGACCTGTTGGTGGGACAAATATTCTGAGGACGAATGTTCTGAGTGTAGGAAACACGTTTTACCAGAGGAGAAATTACAATGAACTGTTGGCATTGCAAGACAGAACTTATTTGGGGCGGGGATCACGACTGTGATGTCGCATGTATGTCCACAGGAATAGCCGCAAACGAGGGTGAAGACGTTGAATATATGTACGACGATTACAGCATGGTCACAAACCTCTCATGCCCTAAATGCGAGAGCTTTGTATTAGTTTATTATCCAAGGGAGGAAGAAATTGAAAGCAACTGAAGCCATCGCAATAGCCCTGACATATGTCACAGAGAACCCTGATATTAAACCAGAGGACAAGATGAGGGTGATGGCAGAAATGCTGGAGCCGATGCTAAATGAAATCTTCGGCTTCGATTACGAAAAAGTTGGTAACTTATCCGTCCAAAAGGAAGAACAAAATGAAACGTGACGAAGTATTAGACACCGCGAAAGAACTAATCAACGGCGATAGGGCCAAAGATTACGGGGATGCGTTTGACAACTTTGGGCGCATTGCAGCGGGCTGGAACGCTATAATCCAAGAAGCCATGA